ATAATATACTATGGAAAGTAAAATCTACAACGAGATATCCAGACTCGTGAGGATGCGTGAACTTTGTCACGAAACCTATCTAGTAAATTTGGAAGATGTTCAAGAAAAAATTGAAAAGGTTGATAACCAAATTAAACAGACTGAGTCTACTGTAAAGATTGAAATACTAGAAAGGCAGCGAACCCTTTACAATAAAGAGGTTAGAAAACTCGACAATTCGATGGAGAAAACCACCGATACATTAAACCAAAAAATTAACATACTTCAAGTTGAGCTAAATAATATACAGAAGGAAAGGGAATCATTTGAATACAACATTGAAAAAATCAGAAATGGTATAGAAAATGAAAATACTGGTGATGTTTTCATCATGTTTTCCAACGTCCTCAACGCACTAGAAATTCTCAAGAAGGAGAGAAACGAAAACGATCAAAAAAGTGAACACTCGTCTTAAAATTGTAATACAAAAGCATACAGTACGCATCAGCTATGTCATGTTTTCTCTCATATGGAATCGTATCTAAATCTATATACTTCCCCATTTTGACAAGAACGCGCTCCTTCCTCTCTTCGTAGTTTAGATGACCCATCCCGAAGTGTGCGTGTATTGTCAGGGGTGAAATCAGTAGAACCTTATCTTTGAACATATAGTGTAGTAGAATCTCGATATTCGTGAAGCCTTGGGGTGGCTGTCTCTCTATAAGGATCCGATCGGCCTTGTCGAACACGTCTTTATGGTCATCTACAAATAAAGGAACTAAGTCAACAAAGTCATTACTGTAAATGTATTTGTAGTCTTCTAAACTTACCTTTTTCATGTACTCAACTTTAATCACCGGTCCATTCCCACACTCAGCGAGGACGAGACCCATATTGTGGAATCCTATATCTATGGCCAAGACCTTCATGTCTTTATGTCAAAGATTTTCTTTAATAATAGTATATGAAGAATAAGACTAAGATTCAAACACTATGGGTGGCTCTCGTCATACTCATCGCCGCTGTAGCATACTTATGGAAGAATCCCCGAGTCATCACGAAACGGGTTTCGAATCCAGCCCCACCTCCACCAATGATTCGGGTCCCCCCTAGACAGACATTCGAACAAAGGCGTGAACCAGAATTTAGGGGTCCTCCAATCAAGGAGTACAAACCCGGACGCATGCAACAAATGGGGTTACTCACCGGACCGGGTGACGAGACCCTCCCCCTCTACGGTAAGGAGGTTCGTGGTCGCCGTGACAGGTACCACTACTACACAACCACTGGCGGTGAAAACTTGTACCCAGTCCCAGTGAGCCACAATGCTAGGGACTGTATGGAGGACATTGGGTGCCAGGAGCTCTATGGAAATGAAACAGTCTCAGTGACTGGCAAGACTGGTTCATTTGGGGTTAATATGTACAGAACCGATAACTTTTTCTAAGAGTGTATTAAGAAATGATCCCTCTCATTATCGTTGGTTCCCTCGCTACTCTTGTAGCCTATACTTACTTTGGACCCAATCTCATTTCATCTGAAAAGGCCAAGGAATATATCAAATCAGGAAAGATTAGGGTGGTCATAGATGTCCGCACAGCGATGGAATACCGCACTGGTCACTACCCACGAGCCATACACATCCCAGTGAATAAAATCAATAAAAAAACAACGTCCGAACTTCCCAAAGAGGGTTTACTCGTCTACTGCAATACTGGACAACGAGCCAGATTTGCGGCAGAGAAATTGGAAAACTTGGGGTTTAAAGATGTATACTACATCGCTGGGCTCTATTCTACTTTGTTAAATTAATAAGTCTATCAAGTCTCGGTTTTTCTCGATTTATAAACACTAAGACTTCAATTGGATCTCTCGACAACTCAACAGAACCATGTGTATTTAATGGATGCACATATTGAACACGAATCAAATCTACTGTAACATGTTTCTTATCCGAAGCCTGACTATAGTGAACAGCCAACGCAGCCGCATCCTTTTTAGTTTCTTTTGGTAAGAAATCTCCATCATAAGAAACTACGACATGTGAACCCGGCCACCCCTTGACATGAAGCCACCAATTCGCCGCATGACTCGACTCAGTGAGTTCATAATTCTCCTTGGCATTTGTACCAACTCTAATAGTAATTCCATCCAGGGATTCATATATCTTCATGTATGAATATATTCTATAATCTTTATATAAAATGCATGTCATCCTAAAACCCAGTCCATCGATCACCCACCGGTACAGAGTAACTTTACCGTGTAAAAGGTCGATAGATTTTGGGAAAAGTGGGGTTGAATACTACGTCGACCATGGAAATCCCCGCATAATGAGGGCACAACTTCTTAGAAAGGGGGCGATCCTACCCAAGGAGGTGCGAATTGAGAGGGATCCCTATGAAATTCACAGGGGTATGTTGAAAGTTAAGAAAAGTACTATGGAAGATTGGGATAACTACCTTTCTCAAGATTTCTGGGAGCGTTGGTTACTTATGTCATTTTCTAATGTGCATAAGTCCAAGCTTTGGATGGCGACACAGGAGGGTGTGCTTTTTATGCCTGTACCCGAAGATTTTTGGTATTGTTCTAATTCCCCGTAGAACCAAAGCCACCATCACCTCGTTCAGTTTCTTCGAGGAGACTAATTTCTTCAACTGGTGGAGTCTCACACCTTTCTAGGATCAACTGTGCGACGCGGTCACCCTTCTTCACTTCAAAATCGGTATCCCCCATGTTGAAGATGATGACTGAAATTTCACCAGTGTAATCAGGATCGATGACACCGGCACCAATCTGAATGCCATTTTTCATCGCCAACCCAGACCTTGGAGCAACTCGGCCATAGACCCCCGGGGGGAGTGATATCGCGATGCCCGTGGAGACAACCCCTCTTTTACCCTTTGCGATAACACCATCACAATTGCTATACAGATCATAACCAACAGCACCACCAGAACCTCGAGTAGGTAGAATAGAATCATATCCAAGCTTTTTGACCCCGAGGGACATTATACATCCTTAAGGCGCTTATTCTTTAAGGCGCGATAGGTCAACGCACATATTCCATAACTGAAAATATTGAAAAAGAGTTGACAGGTCATTAGATGTATTCTCACATATAGTTTTTTATTGTCACACAAGAACCACACAACTAAAGACATAAAAGTTTCATACCAGACACGAAAAAATACGTTTGTAAATAAATATATTTCTCGAAGGGTTTGATTTCTAGGAAATAAGTGTTTGAGTACCAATACAGATGTATCAATTTCAATTAATCCCAAATATGCTGTCATGTAGGCTTCTTCTGGGACATACAAAGGTCTCATAGCGTAAATTAAAGCCATGATATGGTGTAGTATAATGAGTTTACGGAACGACTGTATAATTTTGGGCTGTATGTAAATCCACACAAGTTCGTAGGACATATAAAATGTCAGCGCGTGTGTGAGAAACATTGGATATACCACATATCCCAAAACTATCTCTGAAACACATAGAGTTGAAAATGGTATCAGAAAACAAGCGGATGTAATGTCATGCACCCGAATCACATTCATTATATACTAAAAAAATAAAAAATTAGTGTATAATAAATGGCATCACCCGTACCAGAAAAATTTGAATCTTGGATTAGAATAGTCGCTTTATTTGGAACTACGATTCTCCATTTTACATGGGGTAATGAAAGTATTTCCAGAATAGATGAATATTTAATGGTATTGTCAACATTGGCTGCTATATTAACATTCTATGTAGTTAAATACTTTTTCACGTGAATGCACTCAGGGGGTTTCGAACCCCCGACCTCAAGCTTACTAAGCTTGCGCTCTACCACTGAGCTATGAGTGCTAATATCGAGAACAGGTTTCGATCCTGTGACCTTAGGGTTATGGGCCCTACACGCTTCCACTGCGCCACCTCGATATAAGATGCTGAGAGTGGGGTTCGAACCCACGCGACTTACGTCAGGCGATCTTAAGTCGCCCCCCTTAGACCACTCGGGCATCTCAGCTTCCCCCCCCCACTGAATAATATTATACCTAAATCTTTAAGCATTTGGGATTAGACTGATATGAAGTCTTTTCCTCGAGTGTAGCTAAATCTTTCTCAACCTTCTTCTCGAGACCTGAGCACCCATGTTTCTCTAGATGAAGACAACGTGGGCAAAAACTTCCACTACAGTGCTTACAGTCTATGGGCACTCCACACTTCTTTTTACACAACTGACAGGGCATATACTATAACTGGGATAAAGATTTTAAGTGTCTTACATATAGTACATGTTGACTCTTGCTATTGCGAAACCTACCCGACTACCTATCACGAATCGTTCTATCCCCGAATACGAGAAACTCAAGACCAGTCTCAAGAACTCTACAGCTGCCTATGGTGTGGCTCTATCTACGTCATACTTTATTACACAAGGAGCGGATGCCGGTGTTTCAGCAACTCTCGGTGCGGTTGCATCATATACATATATGAATCTTCTTTCGGATCATGTGGACAATATCGAAAAGTCAACTTTTCAAAAACAGATGTTTGTGCCAGTAAGCACGGCTGTTTTTGAAGTGCTGTGGAATAACGCACCATTTGCATTTGATTTTGATTATGGTGCCAC